AATAACCTAGGACCAATCTTAGCCTGTCGTTGTATAAGTACTTCTTCAGGGAATCTTTCAGGTTGAGTGGGTTTCCCTACTTCAAGTCCAGTTTGAAGAATCCATTCGTTTACGTCTTCCATTTCACTGGGGATGTTGGGATCGGGCATAACCGCAGGAAACTTGGTAACACCATAGCCTTCCTTAAGCTGGTTATAGATACTCTCTTGGGTTTGCGGAGTACCCAATAGAATAACCCGACCGCCAACATTCCTAATTTGTTCAAACTCATGTACCTTATTTAGAAGCTTATCTCTGGATGCTGCGGTTTCACAGTTACCTTCGATCTCTACATCATCTCCGATTACAAAGTCTGCGTGAGACCCTGTGATTTGTGAAGAGATACCTCTAGCATAGCAAGATTTATCCTGACCAATCTTAGTACGACATTCTACATCAAAAGCAAAGGCATTGTCTGTAGTATGATCTCCAGGTTTTAGATGTTCACAGTATGGTACTAGGTCTAAGATCTTCCTAGTCATAGAGATAAACTCTGTAGCTTTGTTTCCGGTTGCTGAGACAACCATGATAGTACAGTTAGAATCTCTTAAGAGAAACCAAGAAGCTAAACAAGCTGTGATTACGGACTTACCGAAACCACGACCAGCTTGTAACTGCATGTCTTTCTCACCATTCTGTAGTGCATCTGCCATAGCATACTGAGCAGGAGTTGGGTCACCTAGACCAAGGTACTTAAAACAAGCCCACATATGATTTCTAAAATCATCTATCATCTCTTGTGGTATGTTGGTCATGTGTTTTCTCCTCTATTATAATGCCCGATACTAGGTTCCAAACTTAAACGGAGTGTCCTTTACCATCTCTTCAATTTCGTCTAACACTTCGTTTGGAATCTCGTCTAGTTTATCTCGGTTATCATTAATAACTCCACGGATAACTTGATACAATCCCGGCGTACATTTACTCTGATCTCTTAAATCTTCTTGTAGTTGACCTAAGAGTAATTCATTTAATTTATTTATATTACTCATGTTGTTCCTGTCCAGCCTGTATCTTCAATACTACTCCATACGTTTAATCCCCAGAATGTTGCATCATCTGCTGAGGTATCTCCTGTAGGTGTACCAACAAAGTAGTGGCTATTTCCTGAGATGTCAGTTAAGACATCATCTTCTGTGTCTGTAGTACCAAAGTTTACAAAGATATTACCCATAAGGTTGACACCCTCGGTTGTTTGGCTTGTGTCTGATGTTGAGGTAGCAAATACCAATGCCTTACTTGTTGTACTAGCATCGGCATTTAGAATATTACCCATGAAGTTACTCTTACTTGCGTTAAGGTATTTACTATTAGTATTATCATATAGATCAACTAGGTTAGCTAGATTGATGTTAGTATCTGTAGATCTATCATCGAAGATATTATTAGTAAACAAGGATCTTAGGGCGTAGCTACTCGTTTGAGCACTGTCGTTTTTAAAATGAATACCATGTGGATCACTAGCATTACTATCGGGTGTTGATATGAATACATTATTAGATACTATTGTATCCTTCCATCCTGGATTTGTCTCAGTAGCAATACTACTTGTATTGTTAAGGTATACACTTGAGTTAAACCCATAGGTATAGTTATTCAAGATACGCATACCATGAATATGTCCAGTTCCTGAGATACCATTCTTAATTTGGATAGCGTAGTTTGCTTTATTATCTTGACTACCTAGAATAGTATTACCTGAGATATGACAGGCAGGAAACGGTAGATAAGACGTAGGTAGGTCTGTATTATCAGGTGAATCACCAAAGATAGAATCTGTTTTAGCGTAACATCCCCATAGTATTCCTGTGTTTGTAACCCCATCGAATGTATTGTTCACAATATCACAGTCCCAACCTTGATTATAGACCCCATAACTATAAGAATCATTGTCTGTAAATCTGTTACGGAATCTAAAGGTATTATCATTGATTCGTACCTGACGAACATTAGGAGATATATCTACTCCAATATAACCTATATTATCTACTAGGTTATCGTGGATATTTACTTGAGTAGTAGAACCTGCTGTGTCTCCTACTTTGATTGCAGTACCTGGATACAATAGTTTGTTATCTCGGATTGATATCCTAGAACAGAAGCTAAGTAATTTCAATGTTGCTTCTTCAGGATATCCTGGACCATAGTATGTATTGTTATCTATAGATCCTGAGTATACCTTTTCAAAGACAACACTATAAGTAAGATCTTTGAATGTACAGTTCTTAACATGGACATTAGATACTATGTTAGCATAAATACCACGATTTAATCCATATGTTGTTACAACCGAGCTACCACCACCAGATGTAGCTGAAGAGGATGTACCTCCTGCTGTGTAGGTGTAGGTATTTGCATCTGTTACTGTAACCGTAAATGACCCTGTAATATCAGCCCCTGTTATACCACCTGTAGCTTCTGCCTGAGAGATGTATACAGAATCTCCAGTAGAAAGACCATGAGCTGTTTGAGTAACTGTGACAGTAGCTGTAGAGCCGTCTGTAGCCAAGGGGGTGGAACCTAGCTCAGTAGTGGTTTCTCCGCTTCCTTGGAATGTCATGTTCTCAATAGTGATATTCTCTAACATTGTAGTAATCTGTTGTGCTTTAGTAGTATCTGAGGTTTTTAGATTCCCTGATACGGCAGTCAATAGTTCTAAGGTACCTCCTGCAGAGTCTTTACTATAAATCTGATGGAGTTCACCATGTAGAAATCCACCACTGTTAGAGGATACATCAGCAACTCCTGTGATTTGTATCCACTCTCCTGCTGTATAATCTCCGATATTAGTAATTCCTACCGTTAGGGTAGAGGAACCGATTGTTGTATTTACGGTAAGGGTGTTATTGTCTTCAGAGCCCTCTGTACCGTAGATATGTAATAGATTAACCAGAGTATTTTCTGCTCCGTCGTATCTTAGAGTACCGTTTCTAATAACAACCCCTCCACGAGTAAGAGTCAGCTCAGATGTGATTCTATAAGTTTTACCTGCTAGATCAATAACACCGTAAGTAGAATCCAATGCTGACTGGATAGCTGTTGTATCGTCAGTGGAGTTATCTCCGGCTGCCCCATAGTCGAGGGGTGTTATGAAACCTGAGTCTAGCATTCTCAGATTAGATTTAGTTAGAGTCATTTGATTCTCCTGGTTTGTTTAGTAGTCATAAGGTATCCACAGGCTGAGCCTGTAACTTAGGTTTTATAGAGAGTTATGATGAAGTAGAGATCTTTAAGGTTCCTGAGTCGTTCCAAAGGTCTCCATCGGTTCCAGGGTCACTTGTGGGGAGACCTAGAATTGCAAGACCACCCCCGCCACTGGCTTCGCTGATAACAGTGCAGTTGGTTGGGGAGGCTACTAGGGCAATGTCTTCTGTATTATCTTTTGTGATATTTCCCACCACCATTATATCCGAGCCACCTAAAATCCTAATAGGAGCCCCCGATCCTGCTTCTGTACCAAGAACATTTGATATTGAGTTTCCTGTTATTGCACAATTAACAGCATAGATAGCATAAATACCCCAATCATCTGCCCCCGTAACAGAATTTCCAGTAATAGCACAGGTATCTGATCTAGTTACGGTTTCTCCACCACCCCTGCCCAAGGCGATACCTGAATTAAACGCACCCTTAATAGAATTACTAGAGATTGTAATTGTGCCATGACTCGTTGAATATACGCCTATGCCTGGTTGTGTTAGGGCATTAGTTGTTTCAAGTACGTTATTACATATAGCTACGTTTGACGCTTCTTGGGTATCATCACCATTTAGATTTACACCTATAGCCATATTTGAATCACCATTATAGGCTGTGATAGTATTATTTGATGCTACACTGTTTATGCTATTATTTAGTAGGACTCCCCACCCACGATAATCTACAATTCTATTTCCTGTTATGAGTAGTTGCTTACCAAATCGCCCCTCACTTTCCACAGCCGTACCTGTATGGGCAAGAGTGATAGCTCCATAGCCATTGGCTGCGTTAATGACTGTACAGCCTTGTACCTGAGAATACTCGCCATTTATAGATAATGCGGAGTACCCTAAAATTGTGCCAGTAACAGGTGAACTATACATAGCTGTGTAGTCTACAAAACAGTCCTGAACTTTAGTTTCTGTACAGCCTGAGCCACCAACAGCACTCCCCTTCATTCCTTCTAAGAACTTA